TTCTTGAAGTTCTTGATGTCATCAGTAAACGCTTTGCCTGTCTGTTCGTAGGCAAGTTTAAGGAAGTTCACTTGCTCTTTGGTTGATAGCTTGAGAGCCGCCATTTGGTGAAAGCGTCTTTCAACTTTTTCAAGGTGTTTGAGACCTGTTTGCATGTAAGGAATTGCAACATCCATACGTTCCTTGATAGTTCTGGTGTGCCTTATAGAAAAGCTATGATAGCTGTCCTTAAGTGCTGCCATCAGCGTATTACTGCAAACCGGACGGATATGCGTGAAGCGCATCGTCAAAGCCTGTAGTCCTGTATGCCCCTGAGCGATCAGTAAGTATCGTTCAAGGGTGTCGCCATTACGAAGGCGTTCTTGGTGAGGGAGTCTGCATTGAAGAAACGCAGAGGCTCCATTATGGAACCAACCACCACTTACGAACTGTGCCTTTTGGTCTCGCAAGATGCCATCAAAGCCCATGAAGGCTTCTTCATTCTGCAACTTGCCAAACCCTTTACCAACAATAGCACCACCCAACGGTTGGGCATTGTCCGTGCGATGGACTGCCATTTGGTTGGGGATGTCACGTTGGACATGTTGTCGTTCGCCGTCTTCGTTTATGAAGTATGCGAGCGTGGAGAGTGGACTATGGTCTACTTCCCAATCTAATCCACATGCACGAATTGCATCACTAGTCGAATAAATCGACCTGTCCGCTAACTGAGTTATGTTATAGGTTTTCATTATGTTTTATGGCAATATTGCTACTGCCTTTTTCTCTTCCCATCAAAACAACTGGAGATGGGTCAAGAAATCTTAGGTCATTGGCGTCACCGTCAGCACAAGGGTAACCCCAACGAGAAGCCCAAGAAGACCAATCACCAGCACACTCTACGCGGCCATTGGTCATTCTTTCTGTGAACTTCTTATATTCTGCTTTCTGTAGTGTAACGGCTACGTTGTCGCCGTGTGATAGTACCTCTTTGCAATGAGGTATGTCTTCGGGAGTGCCATCAAAGCTATAGGTTAGATGATAGTTTAATGGTCTATTTACCCAAGCGTCACGAGTTCCCCACTTCCATTTAGTGTAGTCATAAAACTGCACGTTGGGATAGGCATCAAAGATGTTCTTTCCACCTAAGCAATCGTATTTGTTATGTTCCCAAGGGATATCAGACAAACAGTTGAGCCTGACACAAATCTTGGGAGCGTCTTTGCCCTTGCACCTTTCAAGGAGGTAACACAACTCTGCGCTTATCTCGTTGACTGATTGCTCAGGGTATTCGATTAGCCTCTGCGTTTTTCTGATGCGTGCGGCTTTTACTTGTGGGAATCTTCCGCGTCCTTGGTGGAATAAACAGGTGGTTGCACATTGAGTGAAGTTTTTGCAAACCTTGTGGCCTGAGTATGTTGCTGGCGCAAGATGAATAACAAGGGTAAGCCATCCACGTTGAACCGAGCGGAGGGTCTTGGGATTGCTGGCGGTAAGCCAGTAGAGTTTTCTCGTGATGTCTTCGGGGCGAATCTCTTTAGATGCCAGTACCCCTTCAGATGGTTGTGGGAGTCGATCTCGCTTCGATTGCGATGACAACTCCATGCTGTCGTGTAAACGATTAGCCCCGTGAGAATGGACAGGAGGCTGCTGATTATATCTGATTTCTCTGTTTTGTTCAATGGTAGTCATGGTAGTCGGTCGTGAACGTGTAGTTATTGGTGAAGAGTGCTAAGTCATAAAGAAAGACCTTAGCACAAAGTGTGAGAATGTCAACATAAAAAGGGGAGTCACCCTGCAATATTATGCAAGGTGATGCTCCCTGATTATGATAGTAATGATATTTCATATATCAATTATCGCAAGACCGACCGAAAGGCCGCCTGCACCGACTTGTCGGGGCGGCCTAAGGTTTGTCGCAGCCCATCAGCTATATTTTCTGTTGATTGGTTCTGGTAAATCATCGGGATTTGTCCAGCTATATGTTGAGCCTGATGACCATCCGCTACTACTGCGCTTATCTCGTCGCCTGAATGTTCCCGGCCAAGGCAATAGTCCTTGTCTTGCTTGATCATCCCACCACTTCAAGTCCTTCCTAAGTGCTCTGTTCTTTTTCCTAAGGACTTTTAGCTGTTCCTTAAGTTCGTTGATCTCCATTGTCCATGTTTTCATGTATTTGTTATTGATGTTCATTTGGAATTGGAGATTCCGTATCGTGTCTCGTTGGTAAATGTCCCTGTAGATAAGTCACCTTTGCAACAGCCGGGAAACATGTTCTGGCAAACCAAACGTACATGAGCGTGCGTAGCTTCCACCCTAGAAGCTGGTCTACTTGGTTTATTGAAGCCATCAATGAAGTTTGTACGCTTCGGTGGTGGCCCACCATCTAGGCACGGTATTACTTCTTCGTGTCTTGCTGCGATGGCCTGTAGTTTAGCCTTAAGGACTATGTTGTGCTGGATCATGATAGTTTATTAGATGACTGGGTACAGCCAACTCGTGTGCCATCCCATACTTCACCTGTGTAGAGTGCTTCCCATTTGTCACGATGTGCTAGGGCTTTAAATTCCCATTCAATGATCTCTCTAAGATCATATTTGCTTTCGTCACCAATGTTACATTGACCGTGCGTCGCAAAGTAACGACCAATCTTCTGGTTTATATTAATCTGTAGTGTCGTGAGGTTCATGATAGTATTATTTTTATGTATTATGACAAAAAAGAGGGCTTGCGCCCCCTTGATGATTATTTCTCTTCCTTGCTAGGATCACGATCCTTTTGCCCTGTGATATCGTCTTCGTTAACCTCACCACCCTTGAGTGTCTTTTCGGGAGCTTCGATCTTCTCTGTGTTGGACATGTCAGGCTTCGTAGGATCACCAATGGTTTCCTTGGTCTGTTCATCGGTAACGTCATTGCGGCCTGATTTCTTATACAACGCTTCAACATCAACGGGATAGATGTTGAGATTAATAGGATGTGTTGGGAATTTGTAGGTTGTTCCATCGTCCTTCTCAACACTCATTGACCATGTTAGGTCAGTTCTGACATCAGCCGAGATGTGCATGAGGTTATCTAAGCCACAAGCACATTTGACTAATCCTTTGCCGTAATACTCGGTGCAAGGCATTGGGTAACCGTTGCGCCCAGTTCGCCGCCACTCATTAGGCTGCTGCTTCATTGAGCCTTCATGAACTTCTGGGTCATACTTGCCACTCGTGACTGCCTTAGTGATAGTAGCATGTCGAGTGATCGCATTCTGCGTATCTTGATCGAGTTGTGTTTTGTCTATGGTTATTGTTTTCATTTTATAAGGAGGGAATTAAGAGAGCCCTCATAGCCTGCGCCGGGGCTTCTTCATTCCCTCCTGTTACTACCTGAAAGCAATAACCATAGCTAACTCAGAGCAAGAGAGTAGAGGTGCGGTCACCATGCCTAGCACAAGGTAGTAGAGTGGCATGACCCAGAAGCTAAGTATAAGCAGCAGCCGAGTGGAGGTGAACGCAACGGTTAACGCCTTGTGCTGAGTATTCACGGAGGATGATAGTATGTGCTGGTGACATCCCATGCACCTTGGGTGATGCTCAGGTCACCTGAGGACAATGATGAGAAGCGATGGTGCAGTCTACCCAGCACATCTGTATGTCTATCCCGTTGGTGATGCTGAGTTGATCAGGTAGCATAGTTAGCGATGATATGCCTAAGGAGTGGTGATACTGGGATGCGTGACAAGAGCAGCAGAGATCGAGGGTCGGACACTAGGGTGTTGAGGTATGAGGATATCTGAGGTGAATGTGATGATAGTAAGGTCAATCATCAAGGTGTCGCTAAGACCACTTGGGAGTAATTCACCGAGAACAAAACAGATGGGGAAAAATAGACAAGCAAAACGAAACCCGCGATCTCCTTAGGAAATCCGTGGATACTCCGCATGATGACCCACTACGGGGGGAAGTCTCGTCTTCTGAATACGAGATAGGTGCTCAGATTTTTGTCTATAAATCCTTTTGGTAACCAAATAGGTTCCCTACATCCAAGTGACCTTCTCTTGTTTTCCCCAAAGTTTATTATGGCTATCCATGAATCGTTCTAACTCTCGGTCGATAACTTCATCGTTATGTTCAGCTAAAGCTTTATCAGTATGTTGCTCCATTTGCTCTGTCCAGTAGTTGACTGCTATGGCTAAAGCGTCCAACCTATCGTCGTGTCTAAGGGAACCTCGATCAAAGGTAAGTCTTGACATCTGGTAGAACAGTTGGTATAATGAGGTTTCTCCTGAGACTTCCTTTAGGATGTCTTTATGACTGTCTTTGAGGTAAATGCTAAGTCCACTTGTATCATCTTCTACTACTTTCTTATCTATAACCAGTTTATGGTTATTCATAACGGGTTCTAAGGTATCTATGATCCTCCTTTCCTTCTGAACGGAGTGTCGAACCTCCTCTACGGTGCAAGGATACCCCACTTCTTCGGCTAAAACAGGCTTAAGTAGCTGAGAAAACATCCCATCTCCAAAGTTAGATTCGACCACGATGTAGTTGACCTTCTGATCCCTAGCAATCTTAGCGAGAGCCTTAAGGGTTACAGGGTTATAACCCCCAAGAAACCCCCCAGAAGCAGTAACAAATAGCTGAGAGTGGAGTATTTTGACTACTGCATAGGCTGTCTCGTCTTTTCCCATGCCTGCTGGGTCAATAGACATCACCGAGCCTTTATAGGGCTGATGCTCTGGTGCTGTTTCCATAGGTCGATAGAATCTGTCTCCTGCAAGACCGGGGCAGGGTAGGTCTTTCCACTCTAATTCAGGAGAAGATGCCCAAGTAAGCTTTGGAGACACCACATCTGTGTCTAAGGGGTGGATGATTAGGTCAGATAAGCGAAGAGGATACCTACCCATGTCGCTAAGGGTAGTATCCAGCATGTATTGGAGGGCAAAGCCGCTCTTCCCGTAAGAAGCCTCACGCTCCCTTAGGTCGATATCATCGAACCGCATGGGGTCAACAGGATCACCTACGGGCTGAGTCTTGCATTTAGTTTGGATATAGGGAGCTAATCTGTCTCCGTAGGCATGTCGTGTCTTCTCTGTGGGTATCCTTGCGGGCCACACCTGAATCTCGTATCCACGCTCTGGGAGGACGTTGTAGACCGACATTTCAGTCTGAGGAGTCCCAAGATAGACGATCCTACCGTCTGGTTTAAGGACAGCATCGAATTCCTTAATGGTTTCCTGAATCTTGTCTCTCATCATCTGTGTGAGGGAGTTATTCAGGGACTCCACATCATCAGCCACGATAAGGTCTGCCCGACTTCCTGTGAGTTGCCCTGTAATTCCTACAGATTTTACAGATGGGGCATGAGCAGCAGGGGCAGGCCCAACGTCAAAGCTAATCTTCGAGCTTCTCTGGTCATCCTTTGGTATCAGGTGTTGCAGGATGGGCATCTCATTGATGAGCCGCAGGGTGAAGGTAGAGAAGTCATCGCTACGGGTTTTGCTGGCTGAAACCACCAGAATATTCAGCTTAGGATCGAGAAGAAGCTGATGAATCACATAGGCAGAGGTAATCCAAGACTTCCCTACCCCCCTAAAAGCCTGAATACAGCAGCGTTTAGGCCCATTATCAACATACTGAGCAATGTCGTATTGAGTAGGGGTGGGGTCAGGTAACCCTAAGTGCTTCCAAGTAAGATAAAGGAAGTTCCTAAAGTCATGTAGCTCTTTGGGTACAGTCGCCATTCTTGAGCCTCTAGGGGGTGCTCACGGCCTCCCCCATGCTGTGGTGTCTAGTCTCCCCCTCTGACCTTTTTAATGTCTTCAGAGGTAGGAAACGGAAGGGCATTGGTCAGGCTCTCTAAGGGAGACTCCTGAACAGGAACAGCGGTGATCCCGTTATCCTTTAACATCTGTCGAGCTACATTAAGGTCTGTGGAGGTAGCCTCTCCCGTCTTTAGACGCATTACGAGGTCATCGCAGAGGAGATCAAAGAGACAACCTAATCGTTGTTCTTTAGTTTCCTCCATTGTTCAACACACTTCCCGATAGACCATAGAATGGTAACAATCAGCAGAGTGATCTTGAGGACAAGCTCGATATCCGTAAGGGTCACCACTCCCAAGACTGCTCCGTTGATTCCAAAGATTTTTACTATATCTAGCACAGCCTTCCAGCATCATTTTTTAGCTGGTTTTATCGGTTCCATCATTTCAATCGGGCTATCTGAAGTTACCGTTGGTTTATCGACCTTCTCAAGAAGCTCAGCTAATCGCTGGGCCGCTTCATTCAGTCCCTTTTGTTGAGCAGCCATCGCTTCTGGGACAAGTCCCGTAGGAAGTGCTGCCATTGCCGCCCTGTATACTACATTCAGATCATTAAGACCCGCCTGTATTTCTTCGGTCGTTATTTCTGTATTCATCTTTTTTTTAATGATAAGCGTCTCCGCAAAAGAAGGATTTCATTAGGGTTCCTGATTGTCAACCTTTAGTTTTGGTTACCGCTGCTACGTCCCTTTTGTCGCGCCCTAAAAAAAGCTTGTGGGCCGAGAACTCTGGTTAAGGGCGATACCCACTTTCCTGCACTATTAGTTTCAACATCAGCTAAATGTATCCACTCCAGTTTTCCTCTATCGTAATCGCCTCTAGAAAACTCTATAGCATAGACCCAATTCTTCTCTCCTATGACTCGGAGCATAAAGTAGCTTCTTTTAGGGAGAAACTTGAGGACAGGAATATCTATCTCAATCGTCGGTTCTGCGTTTAGGCTTATTGTGCCGAGCAGCAATGACAATAAGATTGTGGTAATCCTCACATTTTATTCCTCATCCCCTACAGGAGTTACTGGATCAACAACAACTGGCTCCTCTACTGGCTCCTCATCAACCACTTCCACATCAACCGGCTCCACATCAACCGGCTCCACATCAACTGGCTCCTCATCAACTGGCTCCTCATCAACCACTTCCTCTTCAACCGGCTCCACATCAACTGGTGGCTCAACTGGTGGCTCAACTGGTGGCTCAACTGGTGGCTCTGGCTTCGGTGCAGCAGGACTGCCCTCCGCTGGCTCTAGCGTTGTATCAATAGCCACCTCTGGTGCTACCCAATCTTGTGCGGGGATTGACCTCTCTTTATCAAATTCCACTTGCGAGTTTAAGCTATCCCACCAGCCGTTATCGGCGGCAAACTGATTACAGATTGCAGCGGCTCCACTTTTGAACTCCTCAACAGTTGGGCAACTACCCATATCCTCTGGATGCCAAACACCATCAACGTAACCGGGCCAGCGAGCATCCTCATCAGCATTCTCATCACGGGCCTGTACCCCGATCACAACTTCGCAAATCTGGTTTGCGTGTTCATGGCCTTCTGGATATACCAAAGGCTCCAACCTACATATTTTATATTTATTTCCCATTTTAACTATTCCTTTATTTCGATCCGTTACCCTATAACCGTCACATACAAATACTCTCCATCTACTATGGTGTAGCCATCAAAATACAACGATATATGGTTGGAGCTTATACCACCGTTAGCATCACAATTGGTCACTTGCACATCATAACCAACGTCCAGAAGCACCCCTGCGTTAGCGGTAAATCGTTCTGCTCTTGTTGCTGTCCCAGAAATGCCTCGCTTCACACTAACGATCACTTCTTGTGCGCCAAGACTGTGGGTGATTGTGTAATAATCTTCGCTTGAAGACCCTGTGATATAGGTGTAATACTTGTGAGTAACGCTACTCGGAATCGTGGCACTCGGTGCAGTTGTCCAGTAAACTCTGTTAAGACCGTCCGAGTGAAGTACATGTGAGGAACTCCCCGTGGAATTGTTCTTGTCCTTGATACCGCCGCTAACCGTCAGCGCACCGCTGAATGTACCTGTTCCTGTGACTGCTAGTCCTGTGGAGGAGAATGTGCCGACTTCCAGCAGCGTTCCATTGGCTGTTGCTGCCCCACCTATACCCGCTTTGATTCTGACGCTGCCCAGTTTACCCGAAGCGTTACCCGTCCCAACACCAGCGTTCAGAGATAAGTCTCCACCATAATCATTGGTTGCACCCGCATTTACAGACCACGCACTCAGCGTTAAATCTTTTGCTGTTGCTCCAGCCGCAGCGGAAGAACCGCCACCTACTGTTACGGCGGCAGCACCAGCACCGATTGTTGTGTTGCCGGGGATGGTGACTGTGCCTGTGCTTGAGATGGTGAGCGCGACTGTGCCATTGTGTGCTACGCCTTGCGCGGAAGTGTTGTTGACGATTAAAGATAACGCGCCTCCGACCGCAACGCTTCCAGCGACAATTTCATTCGTCCCATTGTTGCCCAATTGCAGTCTGTTCGGGGTTGTGCCTCCCGCGTAACCTTTCAACGAACTCGCGTAATTTTCAGAAGTCGTTTCACCATCCCGCGTGGCATAAACCGCGTTGCCGCCCATCGCCGCATAGGTTTTGCCAGCCGCGTTGATGATGAAACGAGAAGTGCCGGACGTTTTAATGTCGTGGTCGAGCGCATTCAGTACAAGTTTCTTGTACGCACTACGGTCGGCATTGATGCCGGTTACATTTCCCGCGCCAGTAGTCCCACCGCTTAGAGATACGCCTTGGCCTGTGGCTCCAACGAAGAGTTCTCCATCGCTGTGGATGCGCATTTTCTCGGATATTCCTGACGTAGCCGTCCGAGT